TTGCTGTCTGGTTGTTCTGAGTCATGGTGTTGTACTTGAGTCTGTGTGACTCTGTGTGAGCCTGTGTGAGTCTGTGAGAGTCTGTGTGAGTCTGTGAGAGTCTGTGTGAGTCTGTGTGGTTGTTTTGTAACCTCATGAACAGACGGGATTCAAATTTCTAGTGAAATAAGAGATCTTTTGAGAATTCTCTGTACTGAGACAAAATTTGAAAGAATCACAAGAAGAGTTTCAAACAACAAACACACAGACTCTCACAGACTCACACAGACTCTCACAGACTCACACAGGCTCGCACAGACTCGCACAGACACGGACCGGTCGGCTAAAGACTCGCCACAGACCCGCACAGACTCGCACAGACAACGATGTCGGGAATTGAACTGAGCGTCCACTTCACCATGAAGGACCTGATGACTTACCCGGAGATGAGGAAGGCTCTCCAGGAGAGAGAGCTACAATACCTCGCCAACATGGCGTGGCTGGACCAAGACTTGGAGAGACTCGTTGAAGAAGATGAAAGGAAGAGGAAGCTCTACGAAGAGAACCTCGCATGGCTCGACAGAGACTTGGAATTGAAGCTGGAAGAACGTCACGCGAGCAATCTCGCATGGCTGGACCAAGACCTGAATAATCTCATAGAGCAACACCGTAAAGGTATGCTTCAAGAGATTGAACTTCGGCAGGGGTCCATAAGTCAGCTTTCGGGTGATGAAGGAATTGAAAGGAGAGCTCCTAAGATCTGGCACTGCGGTCACAACTTATATGCAGGGCCGGCGGTAGCCGCACGAGAGAATGGGACAAATCAGGTGGACAGGAATGAACATAGAGAATGGTTCAATAATGAAATTGACGTTAGCAAGGATCAATGTGTAGTCCTACACAATTCCATGCGCACTAGCAAGAGAAACACACATGCCCAGCTCAAGAAGTTTATTGAAGAAAGCCGGCCTGGGGATATCATCTTCAGGCATACACAAGCGAAGCTGACACATTACGGTTACATCACGGGAGAAGTCTTGACAGTATCCCGGCACACAATTCATCCAAATGAGAGGGATGGAGAAATGGTTACCCGTATTCCAGTTGAAAAGTGGATACCACTTCCTGAACTCCTTGATGGAACTAGAAGGAATTCGACGCTCTACGAAGTCACGGAGAACCAAGTAAATGGCGACCCGACTAAGAACTACCAGAACTACATTAACAGCATTATGTCATAGCTTAAGAAAAAAAAGAAAGACAAAAAAAATTAGGATAGATTTTTTTATGGGATAAAATTAATTATAATATATATATTATAATACAAATGTCTAATTATGAAGTAGGGATAAAAATACTTGATATGATCATAGAAGATTTAAATAAACCAAAATCAAGTAAAGGTTCAGTTGAAGAGCCATATCGTGAAGAGTCATATCGAGAAGAGTCCTATAGTGAAGGATCATATGATGAAGGACCCTATGGGGAATATATATTACAGGATGTAATGGATGGTTCAACTATTGAAATAAAATGTCCTAAAGATGCGCCAACTGATATTAATACGTTAATAACGAGTGGTTCTTTTAATAAATTAAAATGTACTTTAAAGCAAAATGAAATTGTTTTTGAGTTTGATGGTGAAGAATTAGAAGAACTTGAAAAGATAGGTGGTGGGAGCTATGGAGATGTTTATACTTATAAATACAGAGACAAAGGTGGAAATGATAAAATAGTAGCTATTAAACATGTAAAAATATTTGAAACTAATGAAAATGGTACTCCATTATATGATGATAAATTAAATTTAAAATATATTAGCGACCATCACAACGAAGCAAGTATAATTAAAGAGTTAAACAATAGTTGCGTACAAAATCAAGAGTGTCTATTTTTATGTGATATTATACCAGCACATGTTATTGAAAAAGAAGAAATTGATTATGGAGGTGAACCAGGGGTAAATAAAATGAGGGATTATGAATATATTGCTATGGAAATAATGGATGATGATTTAAAAAAATACTTTTATGAAATATCACCGCATCGTGGTGGGGATAATTCAGTGAATACAAATGATGAACTTTTAAAATTGATATTTAAGGTATGTATGTATACATTAGAGATTTTAGAATGTTTAAGTTCAAAAGGTTATTATTATACGGATCTTAAGTTATCTAATATTTTATATAGATGTAAAGATCCTGAAAATATTTATATTAGAATAGGAGATTTGGGGGGATTATTTAATGAAGATGATATTTTACAAAGAAATTATGTTAGAACATTTAAAGATTGGGGTGGAGCCAAAAAAGAGTGGAAGCTTTATTCAACCGATAGTAAAACTAATTTAAGTTATCTTCATAATTATCAGGTTGGTATTCTACTTATAAGTATCTTAGAAAGGTCATACAGATTATCATTCAACAATGTAGAAGGTGAAAAATTATCTGCTTATTTTAGAGAAGATAATTCAGATGAAAAAATTAAACAAGATATAGACGATTTCTTTCAAAGATGGAAGACAGTATTCCCCGCTGGGGATGCACATCCCTCAGAAGAATTTTTGGAGATTTTGAAAGAGATTTTATACAAAACTATTTTGACTGGAAATGATCAAGAAAGAAGATTTTCTAGTGAAAGAGATTTTATTGAATATTTACAAAATATCAAATTAGAGGAATAGATGGTTGCATAGCTATCCCACATAATCCTTTTGAATCTTCTATATTCCGTTGCATTCTTATATAACCATTTTCACCCCAATCTGTACCCCATGAATTCTTTACTATCCAGTATTCCATATCATGAAATAAATCATATCCATAACCAACAATCAAGACACCATGATCTAATTGATCACCGCATGATAAATCATTATAAATTCCATTGGAATACATTTGAAAAGATCTAGAATTAGCCTGTATCGCCACTGAAACAGGTTGTTGTGAAACGACCCTTTTAAGTGCTTTTTCATCATCTGGTGTTATATCTTTATAATCACTTATATTTACAACAGAATTACATTGTTGACAATCACCATCAATGGCTTTATAAGGATAATTTTGTTCAGAGCATAATCCATTTTTAATAGCATATTTAAATGCTAGATCCATTGATCCTCCTTCACAACCATTATTACCATAGGTTGTCGAACAATCTATTAATTCCTGTTCTGAAATATTTAGAAGTACACCATTAGTTATTGCATTAATACCTTCTATTGAACCAGTGGCACTGAAAGACCAACAAGAACCACAATTTCCCTGATTTTTAACATTTGTTACAGCATTTTTTTCTCTCCAATCTATTGATAGTGGAATAATAATTGAATTATCTATTTCATAATTTTCATTTTTTTCTTTTGTTTGTATGAAATGGTTATTTGATGATATCTTTTGATCTGTAAATTGATTAATTTCTAATTTATATGATTCATTTTTTTTATTATGTTCTTCTATGAAAATAAAATTATTTTTGAAGATATTAAAATTATCATAATCAAATATTTTATCATTTTCAGTAATATATTGATTATACTTATCCATGTAAGTACTATTAAGACTTAAGGAGTCAATAATAGTAAAAGAATTGATAAAAGAAAATAAAAATTTATACATTTATTATAAGCAAATATATTTATGTATAAAAATTTATCTGCTTTTCTTTTCCTTTCTTTTTTGGAGGAGGACGGTACATTTTTGAGAATTTATGGTAATCATTAAATTTAATATGCCTTTCTAGTTCTGAACTACTTTCATTATAAACACCATATACATCATCTAAATATTTAATTTTTATTTCTTCAAATTGTTTTTCATTATTACTAAACCATAATGATTCTTGTACATATTTAAGTTTAGATAATGAATTTATTACTTTTTCTCTTGTAAATTGCATATTTTCCATTTTTTCTTGATATTTTTTAAATTTAATGATTGCAGCAGAACATGTTATTGTACTACTAATTACGATAGGTACTAAATTTAAAAACATTTTTAATTCTTCCCTACCTTGATCGATTATATCTAATAGTTCTAGTTTGAACGCTTCATATACAGATAGTATTGAAGATATCATTATTATCATTATATTAAAACGATCATACCATTTTTTGTATGAATTATATTTCATTTGAAGTATATTTAAACGATCTTCTAATTCATCTAATCTTTTTTGTAAATGTTCATCAAATTCTTTTTCATAATTTAGGTTCATATTTTTTTCATCATTTATGTTTGTTTTAATTATTAAACGGTTATGTTTCTTGAAATTTTCATAATTTTTTTTAGAATCTTTAAGTAAGTAATATATTTTTTCTTTTAATTCGGTTGGACAATATTCTGTACTTTCAGTACTTACTGTCTCTGTCTCATCAACTCCAAGTTTTATTCCACTATTATCATTATCATTATCATTATCATTACCATTAACATCTTTTTGCGGATGTTTCATATATAGAATCAAATATATTATTTAATTGTGAAATATTTGATATCATTTCATGTACATATGATTTATTTTCTTCATCAATTATACCCTTAAATTTATTTATTTGATCTAACATAAATTTAGATTGAGTGAAAAGATCTGTGAGAGCTAAATATAGTATTTTAATTTTATTTTTATCAATTTTACATTTTTTACATTTTTCTATATTTTGACGAACTATGACGTTATGTTGTTTTAAAGATTCAATTAAATCATTATTATTTTTATCTTGTGATGTTTTTTTTATAGGGGTAGGGTTCTCAATATCATTTGTTTGTTGAAAAAAATTAAATAAGTTTGGTAACATTTATACTATAGAATATTTTCTTTATAAAAACTAGTATAACATAAATTATTAAAATATCCTTTCTTTTTAAGATTTTTTTTAAAACAAAAATTATATAATTCAATATTATTTTTTTTAGAAAAATCTAGATACTCTATACAAAAACATGATTTTTTTGAACATTCAATGATATTGTCTATTCTTATTTTATTATATCTAATTAAATTATTAATTATCATCAATATACTATTATATAATATATCTTAATCATCTTTAAGTTTCTTACATTTCTTAATGAAAGGAATAGGTATGTTAGTATTAGATGTTCTAGGTGTTTTTACAGGAGAAACAGAAGGAGATGGAAAAAGAAGTGCATTGTAATAATCGTATATTATTCTCATTCTTTCTTGTGAATGTGGTATATATTTTAAACTATTATAAATGATTTTTACAGACAAAGCTTCTTCAGCTGTACTGAAAATTAATCCATGTGAAAATCTACATATAACTTCATCGGCGATATCAAAGATATCAGGATTAACTAAACTCGTAGAATGTTTTAATATTTTTATAATTTCAGCTAAGTCATTTATTGTGAGGATATCGAAATCAAATTCCAAATAAAATCTTGTAACAGGTGGAATTGTTTCCATTAATATATATATAATTATAAAAATACCGCGTCAAATTTATTAAAATAAAAACTATTTAAAAAATAAAATCT